TGGCGAGGTAATCCCGCTGTGCCACCCCTGCCTGTCCGGGGTCCTGGGGTATCGACTGCTTGCACCCGTCGAGTTGGGCGGTCTGCACTATCAACCGCTCGACATCCTCGGGCCCTCCCTGGATGCGTTGCAAATCCGCAATGTATGTGACCCCGTCCTTGACCCCTAATTTGGCCCCCACGGTGTAGTCGCCGTCGTTCTTGGTCGCTGCCAAGTCCCATCCCCGGACCCATACGATATCTGCGGGGACGGCATCGATGATGTCGATTTTGCCGGGGCGGAAAAGTGCGCCCTCCCTGGGTGCAGGATCTTGCTGGTACTGCCCGGCGAACATGTACGGCATCGACTCGGCCATCCGCGTCAGGTGTTCGAGCGGGAACTTGTCCGGCCAAAACGACTCGCCCGCCGAAGTGATAGCCGGGACTTTGAGTAATTCCCACTTTTCGCCCGTCCCACCGCCCAAAAGCCAGCCTGCGAGGTCGCCTTCATGCAGCCGCTGGGATACCAGGACAATGGGCGTTTCCGGGCTGTTCGTGCGTGATTGCAGGGTGTTGCGGTACCAGTCAATGACCCCCTGCCGCATTATCTCGGATTGTGCTTCATCGGGCTTGGCCGGGTCGTCAATCAGGATGCACCCCCCGAACGGTTCCCCGGACATCTTGCCCGCCCCGAACCCGGTAATGGTGCCGCCTGTGCCGACGGCGTACATCTGGCCTCCGGAGACAGTCTTAAAAAAGTGCCGGGCTTTGGAGTCCTGCGCCACTTGTGCGCCGTTTTCGCCAAATAGGTATTGGTACATCCCGCCCCGCATCAACTCCCGGACGACGTAGGTGTTGTTGGTTGCCAGGGTGGCCGAATACGAGGTGAGGATAAATTCTGCCCGTGGATTCATGCCCATCACCCAGGCGGGGAACATTTGCGAGACTAGTAACGTTTTACCGGACCGGGGCGGCATGTTGATTATCAGGCGGCGGATGGCCCCGGTTGCGACAGATTGCAGGGCTGCGGCAATTGCGAGGTGGTGAGGTGCGAAAATCATCTGGCCACCCTTGGCGTCCTGGAATAGGGCGCGGGCGGTCAGGTCTAGGCGACTAATCGTCTGTCGGTGGTTTGGTGTCATTACTGACCAACTGGGCGATTATTTCGGCATACATGCACCGGGGCGTCATGGTGCCGTCACTGGATGTTATATCGATTTTTCGGGCTGGTTCAAGTCCGCATAGTTTGTCTAGTGATTCACTGGCCTGGATAATCGCCCGGCTATCACCTTTGTCGATGCCGATTTTCAACGCTTGGCGCTTGGTTTTTATCGACAATTCTAGGGACCATAGAGCAGCGATGGTGGCAGCCTCTGCGGCGGATTCTTGGAGGGCCTTTATTCTGGGGGAAATCTTAGGGTTGTTTGCGAGGCGGGAAGCTTCGGTGTTGATAGCTGGATCACTCATATTTTCGACGTCAAACGCCCCCCGGTAGGCGTCGGAGTAGGTGGCCCCACCTACGACCAGTTGAACGAATCGTTCTTGTTTTGGGGTTAGCATTTCAACCTCCCGGACATCGAGGCTGTTGCTTGTTTATTTGATTTTATTAATCTCAATCCCAGGAAACGCATCCTGCATCCTCTGTAATATAACACTACAATATGCTGGAGAAATCTCAATCCCTCGGCATTTACGGTTAAGGTTTTGGCAAACAACAAAAGACGTGCCACTTCCCGCGAATGGTTCATAAATCACTTCGCCGCTTTCGGTTACTCGCTCAGTCAGCCATTGCCAGAAATTCACAGGTTTTGAGCATGGGTGCCCTAACTTCTCCGCGCTTTCCGTGTGAACAATTGCATCAGGGTGGCGTCCCTTTCCTTTCGTGAGCTTGGGGTCTTTGCCATAACAAAGAATCGGCTGCCAACAGCAAAACCCCCACGGGCCGCTCCCGATTCCCGCGGGCGTGAACCATGCCATTGTCCACAAGGGAGGCGGGTACATTCGATGATTCCCATTTCCCGGCGTCAGCACCACAACCGGCGCAATCTTTTGAGCTATCGGCAAAAATCCATTGATGATTTTTAGAAGGTTTTCTTTTGAATCGTCGTGTTGATCGTAGTTGTTCTTTTCGCTTTTTGAATCGCCTATGCCATACGGCGGGTCAGTCAAGCAAACGTCCGCCTTCTCTCCGCCCATAACCCGCCCCACGTCCTCGGCCTTCGTCGAGTCCCCGCATAATAGCCGATGCTCCCCGATCTGCCAAAGGTCGCCAGCCTTCACCTTCCAGACCTTGTTAAGCTCCTCCGCCCGGTCAATCTGTGGCTCTGCGTCGGCAGGCTCGGTCTTCTCTTCCACAAGCCAATCCTCCGGCAAATCCACGCCCCAGTCGGCCAGCGGCAAATCATCCCATCCATTCGCCAACAGGTCAAAGTCCCATTGCCCCCATGCCCCGTTGTCCTTGATAGCAAATTCCCGCTTCTGCGCCTCTGTAAGCCCCTTAACGATCTTGGCCGTTGCTTCCTTCGCCCCGATCTTCCGAAGGGCAAGCAGGCGCATATTGCCGCCCAAAACGGTCATGGTTTCGTCAACGACGATCTCCCGGATGGACAGCATATCGGGGAACTCTTGAAGCGACTTGACAAGCCTTTCCATTTCTTTGTTTCCGATGCGCCTCGGGTTGTCGGGGTTCAGCTTCAATGCCGACAGCTTCACTTGTTTGGTTTCAACGTTCATCTATTCAACCCCCATATTATGAACCTCGTTGTTATTTTGGAGCGTGACGGTCGGTGTAATATCGCCAAACTCAACAACCCCTATATCAGCCGTGGCTTTTTTGGCATCGCCCTTAATGAACACCAGCACGTTTTGATGTGTCTTGCCTAGCTTGCGCCCTGATTCAAATTGACGCCCTACACGAATTGGCAGGGAACCGACAGCCGTTACAAGTATGGCCTCGTTGTAAAACTTCAGGCCGCAATCCGTAAAAGCCTTAATTGTATCCGGCACAAAGCCGTAATAGTTGCCTTTCTTGTCCCTTACCTCGCCCACAACAAAGCAGGCGAAGCGGTTATCTTTCAGCATGGCGCAACTTTTCTTGATTATTTCCCGGTATGCCTCAATAAAATCAGGATATGGCATAGTGGACAGGTCTTGCGGGTCATCACTGTAAACTTCAAGGTCTGCATAGGGAGGGCATGAAAAAACAAAGTCTGCCTGAACGCCGGGACATAATGCGTCAATGTTGCGGCTGTCGCCTACATTCCAAAGTGGCTGATTATCTCCGCATATCGCTTCCGCCTGCTTCCTGTTGGCCTCAATCTGCCTTACGGATAAGTCCACGCCCACATACCAACGGCCCAATTTCGCCGCCACAATGCCCCGGACGCTGCCACCGGCGAATGGGTCAAGGATTAAGCCGTCCGGAGGACAGAACCAGCGATAAGCGAGTTCACAGAGAACAGGGTCGAAGATTGATGTGCCTGATTGTTCGCTTGCGTTGCCTTCCGTGCCAAAGACTTTGGCATGGCTATCGCCCGTTTTTTGCAAGGCTTTTAAGCGGTCTTGCGACGAGTAACTCGTCGCAGTGGCTTTCTTTGTCGTCATACTATAACGCCCCCCCGTTTCAGGATGTCTTTCTCATTTGGTGCTATTGCGCCTAGTGTTTTCATGTTATCGGCCTGCCTCGTCCATCGCCTCTTTGGTTTTTACTGTAATCACACGCCGGTCTTGCGCTGCCGCCCGGTTCCGATAAAAATTGAGGTTTTCCGTGGTCACCTGATCCGCTGTCATTAACAACCCCCCCCCTGCCTAATTCGCTTTTTATACCTAGCGCAATCCATGCCGCCTTTCTGTCTTGCCACCATCCCTCGCGGGCGTTTAATACGGAAAAAGGCGGGATACCAAAACGGTCGGCAAGATTGCCTTTTGGTGTTAATGGTTCGATTTCTTCAATAGGATTCAGCCAATCCTCCGGCAAATCAACCCCCCACTCCACCAGAGGCAGGTCGCTCCAAGATGAACTCAATAAATCCATATCCCATTCACCAAAGGCGGAATTGTCCTTGATAATAAACTCCCGCTTCTGTTCAGGCGTCAAACCGGTGACTATCTTTGCCGTGCATTCCTTAGCCCCGGACTTTTTAAGGGCAAGCAGGCGCATATTGCCGCCCAAAACGGTCATGGTTTCGTCAACGACGATCTCCCGAATGGACAGCATATCGGGGAACTCTTGAAGCGACTTGACAAGCCTTTCCATTTCTTTGTTTCCGATGCGCCTCGGGTTGTCCGGGTTCAGCTTCAATGCCGACAGCTTCACTTGTTTGGTTTCAACGTTCATCTACTCAACCCCCATATCCGGCATACGCGGCCCCTCGCTTCCGATTTGCCCCTGCATTTCCTCAAGAGTCAAGTCGCTGGCAATGACCTCTTTTTTCTGTAGCTGATCAAAAAGCACCTGCATTGATATTGCCCCAGTTTGCCAAGCAGATACAAGCGCCGACAATTCCTGCGGGGTCATTTCAGGCGGCAAAAACTCCTGATTCAATTCCACTTTGCATTCAGCATCCGATCCCGCCCACTTGCTGAACAGCGTCAAGGCCTGTGTCAGCGCCCCGCTAATCGTGGAAGCAATAGAGGACAGCACGGAGCTTTCGCCCGCCCGGTGAATTTGGGCCGTCTGCGCGGTTTCCGTGGCCTTCTTTTCAGCGGTCAACAGCCGCGCTCCGAGAATAGCCATCTGCTGTTCGGTTCTTTCCAGCTCTTGCACGATTGCGCCCAATCCCTGCCCGGTGTATTCCAGGAATGACGCCTTCGCCTGCGGGTCGGGAAGCACAAGGAAATGCGCCGCGCCGACATA